CGGCAGCTCAGTTAGAGTCAGCTCGACTAGCCGCAGAAGCACAAAAGTTTAGACCAGTTGGTGTTACTTCGCGCTTCGGTAAGAGTACCTTTACGATGGACGATAAAGGCTACTTAAGCGGTGCAGGCTATGAGTTATCGCCTGAACTAAGAGCGTACCAAGATAGGTTAATGGGGCTAGCTGGAAATCGGTTAACTGAAGCTGAACAAGCTGACCAACGCTACGCGGGTTTTGTGCCTGCATCTGAACAACTGTTTGGCCTTGGTAGCCAATACATGGCGGAATCACCTGAAGCTGTAGCTGCACGCTATATGCAGAAGCAGCAAGATTTGCTAGCCCCAGGTCGCGAACGTCAATACGCGCAGTTGCAAAATCAACTTTATCAAACTGGTCGTGGTGGGTTGTCGGTTGGCGCTACAGGTATGCGTCCAGGTGGCGGTCAAGGCTTAAGAGCTACTAACCCTGAATTGGAAGCATATTACAACGCATTGGCGCAACAAGACGCCGCATTGGCTGCGCAAGCTGAGCAAGCAGGCCAACAACAAATTCAATTTGGTACTGGCTTATATGGCGCTGGCGCTAATCTTCTTAACCAGCGTGAGTCAGCTCTTGCATCGTCGCTGAATCCGTTTACTACTACAATAGGTGGGGCTTCTACGCTAGAGAGCTTGGGTCAGCAGCCATTAGATATCGGTGCTCAGTTAGGCGGTAAATCAGCTACAGCAGGCGCTAACGTAGGTCAGTCGTTACTACAAGGTGGATTAAGCGCGGCTAAGACAGCACAAGTGGGCAATTCATATAGCCCGTTTGGTACTGCTTTACAAGGTATATCAAGCAACCCAACGTTAGTTAATGGCTTAAGCCAGTGGATACAAGGTAATAATCAGCCTGCGTATAACCAGCCAAGTTATATGAATAACGCGCCAGTTAACAACGCAAGTTCTAGCTACTGGGGTCGTTAATAATTTAAGGAGTAAAAAATGGCAGATGGTGTATTAAGTATGTTTATGACCCCTGAGCAATACCAGCTCATGCAAAACACTGCGCAACAACAGCGCGCTTTGCAGTTTGCTCAGCTAGACCATATGGCACAAGGGCAATACGGTTTGTTTTTAGGCGGCAGTCAATTAGGCACAGCAATAGGCCGTGGCCTTGGTGGTGAGGATCGTCAGTTGAAACTGATTAGCCAACGCCAAGCATTGTCGCAAAATATTGACCCATCTAACCCAGAATCAATTTTAAAAGTTGCGCAAGAAGCTTCGCGACTTGGCGATCAACAGTTTGCTTTAAGTTTAGCGGATTACGCACGTCAAGCATCTAGTGAAATCGCGCTTGCTAAACAGCGTTTGGAAGAGCGTAGAAATGCTATTGCGCCCGATATTCAAATCGCTCAATACAAAGCTAGATTATCAAATGGAATTGCCGCGCTAAAAGATGCTACAGACCCTGAATCAATTGCGCAAAGAGAAGCATTACAGCGTGAGTTAGATGGACTCCCAACTAAAGCTGGGGATACTACTAACGAAATTAAGAATGCTACTGAATCGGCCATCAGAGCCGGATTTAAACCGGGTACACCTGAATTTGATACAGCAGTATCTGAAAGACTCGATAAACTCTTAACTAAACCAGAAAAAGACCTTACGTTTGGTGTAGATCGTGAAGCAAAATCTTATGAGAAATACAGTAAGCCATTTAGGGATTTAACTCAAGATGAGAAAGCTATAGTTAACAGGCTTTTAGATGAAGAAGGAAGAGGCAGAGCTAGAGAAGGCGCGGCTAAACTAGTTATGCCTGGTGCGGATAAACTTGCCGGTATACCTCAGTTTAGGCGCGATGTTCAAGCAACTGTTGAGCCAGAAAGAAAAGTAGTCACCGCTGCAGATCAAGCGATAGCAGCAGTGCGCGAATCTATATCTACAGGTAACCCTGCGTCGTGGAACGCGGCAAAGACTAGTTTTGCTCGCGCTGTTTCTGGTTCTGGTGATTTAAATAAACAAGAGCTGCAAGCAGCAGGTATTGACCCGAATGTATTTGTTAGCGCGGCCGATTACATATCTAGTAAATTAACTTCTACCCCAACAAAAGAAACGCAACAACAACTTGAAAAAGCTATAACCTCAATTAGAGCTGTTGCTGCTAAGAAGGCCAGAAATGAGATTGAGCGGCAACGTAAGATAGGGGAAAAAGTAGGCTATCCAGCAGATGTGTTGCGCGAAACATTAGATTTTTCTGAATTTAATGAGCCTACTGGTGCTGGCGGTAAGAAAACAACATCGTGGAATGATTTACCAGCGCAACAACCTAAACAGAAGTAGGGGTAAAAATGGACGTAACACTGCCAAATGGTAATGTAATTACTGACGTACCTGATAATGCGACAAAAGATCAGGTACGTGAAAAAGCTATTGCAGCAGGTTTAGCCTCGGCTGCTGATTTCAGCCCAAAGAATACGAGCGACTATAGAGTTGAAGCGTTACGTAAAGGTCCTGCTGAAACGGCTGGACTGGTATCAGGTATTAATAGGCTATTACAAGAACAGTTACCTTATGGCACGGTTGTTAGCCCGTTTATTAATCCTCTCACATATGCAGCAGCGCAGTTATCTGGTATGGCTCAAGGCCGTCAGCCTAAGAATACTGCTGCACAATCGTTTGCAGCAGGCCGTCAAGAGACGTATGCGCCTATCATGGGTGCGCTAGGTACAACCGGCGCCGAACCACAAACAGGCGGCCAAAAGATAGTTGCAGGCGGTCTTCAAGCAGTTACTGATCCGTTGTCGTATATGTTCCCACCATTAGCCGGTGTTAGACGTATGTCTGTACCTGCGCAAGCTGTTGCACGTCCAACTGAGCAACTTGTCGTCGGTATGGGCGCTGAAGGTGGTGGTCAGGTAGGCGAAGCAACAGGTGAAAAAGTAGGTGCTCCAACTGCCGGTAGAATTATTGGTGGTATGCTTGGTGGTGGCGCTACAGGCTATGCTGCTGGCTCTACGTTAAAGCTAGGCCCTGCTGCGGGTAAGTCTTGGGACTTTGCTAAAAGCAAGTGGGATAAGTTGCGCGGCGTAGAACCTAAAGACGAAATTCTGCGTGAAGTAGACAATCGCATAAGCAATGTGTTTATCGCGGCGGGTCAAGCCGATCCAACTTTCTTAGACACATTACAGAAAGCAGCTAAAGCACAAAAAAGCGTATCGCTAAAAACACCAGGCGGCGCTGAAGTAAACATGCCGTTAAGTTCTTTACTGGCAGATAACCCAGTCGTTAATCAATTGATCCAAAGTCTTGCGTCGCGTGATCCTGTGTTCCGCGCACAATACTACAATCAATTTGAAAGCGCCAAAGACGCATTAGCTAGAAATCAATCGTTAATGTTTGGTAGCCCATCAGACATCATTGCGCGTGTAGCTGACAAAGTAGCAAAGGGCGAGAAGTTTATACCTGGTACTGACTTAACTAAGGTGCAGGCAAAGCGCGTACGCTCATTAGAAGAGCAAATCGCTGACGCATACAACAAGCAAGAAGTAGAGCCAAACGTGTTTGGCGCACAGGTTGAAAAGCTGTTAGCTACCAAAGAAGATTCTGCACGTAAATCAACAGCACCGCTTTATAAAGAAGCGTTTAATATCGCTGGCGAGAAAAACGTAAAGCTGCCTGCTAATGCGGTGGATGATATCTACACGTTTGTCACTAACGAGCGTAACAGCGGTATTTTTGATAAGTTCCCAACGCTGTACGGTTTGATAGAAAATAGATTCAGACCTAAAAAAGTAGAAGCAAGTGCATTGTTAAGTGCTGAAGGCACACCATTAACTCCAGCTACACAAGCGTTCTCAGATGTTGGTCCTGACGTATTAGATTCGTTGAAGCGTCGTATTAATGCTGATCTACGCACTACAAATAATACTGATCAAATTCGTTTTCTGACTATGTTGAAAGATAAGGTGTCAGGCCATATCGATCAGTTAGACCCAGACTTTGTTAAGGCATATCGCAACGCCGACAATGCGTATTTAGAGCGTGTAGGTCTGCCATTTAATAGCGAAACGCTAAAGAACGTAGATCGTAAGAAGTTTGTAGAGCAGATTGCGCCAGCAATTATCGGTAACAAATCAAACGTCGATGACTTTATTCGTGCAACTGGCGAAGACGGCGTCAAAGTTGCGCGTGACGCTTTCTACGATAGCTTTACTAAGTCAGCGGTCAAGAACGACGTATTAGACCCTAAAGCAGCTAACAAATGGTTGGCTAAGAACGGTAACAAGATGACTCAGATTCCAGGCTTGGAAGATGAGCTGCGCGCATCGGTAAGCAATGTTCAAACGCTACTAGATAAACGTGCGGCGTTAGACGCAGATTTTAGACGTGTTACAGGTAACCAGTTAATTAGCAAAGAAGGCTTTAATACCCCGCAAGAGTTAGTAAATAAAATGTACGGTGACATAAACTTCACTAACAAGTTTATGAGCAACTCTGGCTATGGTCAAAACAAAGACGCTGTGAATGCTGTGCGTTCGTTTATGTTGGACGACATCGTACAGTCAGGCGATCCAGTAGCATTGCTAAACGACCGTAATAAAGCCGCGATATTTAACCGCGTGTTCGGCCCAACTTACGCGCAAAAGGTGGCTGACTTTGCAGAGGTATCTAACCGTCTGCAAAAAGATTTAACTGCTGTGTCGTTCCGCGTTGAGACAGTGCCAAAGACGCCGATCGAAGAAGCCATCGGTATTCCGCCAGAGCAGATCATCTCGCGTTTCCAAAATCCAGTATCTGGTGTTCGTTACGCAGTAACATCTTTACTAAGTAAGTATTGGGCTAATCAGACAGCGAAAGCTACTGAAGCAAAACTTAAAGAATTGCTGTTAAACCCATCCGATGCGGTAAAACTGTTTGGCGCTGTTAAAGCACAGAATAAATCGCTTGACCCAGATAAGGCTAAAGAGATTTTAAATATCGGTAAGAAATACGGTATCCAATGGGTACAAGACGCAACGAATGATTTCATGACAGGCGCAGCGAGAGGCGCGCAACAAAATGCAGTGCCTCCAGTACAAGAACAACCACAGGAGTAATCATGCTTGACCCGATCACCATCAGCGCTGTCGTTGGTGGTGCGAAAGCGCTCAAGTCAGCTTTTGACATGAGTAAGAATGCGATGGATGAATTCCGTGCTTGCGCTAAGGCAGGCATGGACGCCAAACAATCATTCGGTGCTTTAGTTAATGTGTTTGTCGCGCATGGCGAGACACAAAAGCATATTAATGAAGTTAAGAATGCCAAAATCAAACCGCCAGTAACTGAAGACGGCTCTCCTGCTAAACCCGCACCAAAGAAATCAGCCACTGTATTAGCCTTAGAAGCAATGCAGATGGAGCGCGAGTTGCGTGATCAAGAAGAAGAGATCAAGAACTATCTAATCTATCAGTGCAACGAATCTGGCCTTTATGATGAGTTATGCAGACGACGTGATGCTATCGTCAATGCCGAAAAAGCTGCGCAAGAAGAAGCAAGACGCGCTGAGACAGAAAAAATTTTAGAGATCAAACGTGAACAAATGGCCAAGAAGCGTAAACGTAGGCGCATTTTTGAGATCGTCTACAACATTCTAGGCGGTTTTGTAATTACGTTGATTATCGCGGGTTTCGCATGGTTTATTCGATGGATGTTTCAGCAAGGAGGTTCACAATGAATGATGACTGGATGACAAAGAAGTGGCGCCCTATGATGGCGGTTACGTACATGATTATCTGTTTGTGCGACTTTGTAATCTTCCCTGTTTTCTGGACGATAGTTCAGTTTTGGGAGACGCAAGCAGCTAATGATGCGTTCAGAGAATGGACTTCATTGACTTTGCAATCAGGCGGGTTCATTCATATAACCTTCATGGCGATTTTGGGTATCTCTGCATGGACAAGAGGCCAAGAAAAAATCGAGTCTATCAAAGCAGGGAAAGAAGAAAATGCCTAGCCCATGGATTTTATTAGGTGCTTTAGTGCTATCAATTGCTGCTTACTTCTACGGCCATAATCAAGGCCAAGCAGTCGTGCAGGCGCAATGGCAAGCTGAGAAGGCTGAAGCCAATGCGCAAGCAGCAATAGCGATTAATAAGGCGCAAGAAGCAGCTAGGGCGACTGAGCGTCGCCAAGCGCAGCAGTTTCAACAGGCTGAAGCTAAACTACTTGAAGAGAATAGAAAGGTTCAAAATGAGAAGAATGATTTACTTGCTGCCGCTCGTGCTGGCGTCTTGCGCGTCCCAGGCGCCAAGAGTGCAAACAATAGCAGTGGAATGCCCGAAACTGCCCCCCGTGCCAGCGGCGATCAGCCAGAAACAGTCTGCTACCTTCCTGAAGAATTTGTCAGAGGCCTTGCAAATGAAGCCGAGCGAGCAGACCAAATTACTCTCCAACTCACAGCCTGCCAAATGATCTTAGAAGAGGAACGTAAATGAACTTATCACCTAACTTTACTCTGGATGAGTTGACGCATACGGATCATCGCGAGTTTGAAAATACGCCGAATGAATCTGAGTTGGCGAACCTTACGCGATTGGCTGCATTTCTTGAGACGGTTAAGACGGCGGTTGGCGGCAAACCTGTCCTCATAAATAGTGCCTTTCGGTGTAAGGAGGTAAATGACGCCGTAGGGAGTAAGGATACGAGTCAGCATCGGATCGGCTGCGCTGCTGATATCCGAGTCCCTGGCATGACGCCTGATGAAGTCGTACGTGCGATCATCGGGGCTAAACTTCCATATGATCAAGTTATCCGCGAATTTGATAGGTGGACGCATGTCAGTATTCCTAATACTGCTGAAGCTAAGCCCAGAGGCCAAAAGCTGATTATAGATAAGACTGGCACACGTCCATTCGTTTAATCGTGGCGGGATGCCCACCAGATGCACAAGGCAACGGCGCCAAACACGGCGCCAGCGCCAAAAAACATCCCGCTAATTAAATAGATTTCCATCATTTAGATAGCTCCCTAATCGATTCGATTGGCATCTTAGAGTAATCGTAGACTTTTAATATGACCATCGGCGACATTTTCTTTGTGCGCGCTCTTATCTTACAAACAGTGGAAGGCGCAACGCCAATATACCTAGCTAGTTGACGATCGTTTTTTAGTTTATACGTTACGATCAAGTGGTCAAATAGCCGATGCGGTTTCATGACTGTAATAGTTTTGCTAGTAGTGTTTTCCATATTGGTGGCCTATCTCGTTCAAGTAATACTTCTTGCATAAATTGTTCTTCATCAGTTTTATCGGATACGCACGCTTGAGGCATCCAATACTTACCGATTTCTGGTGGCGGTTCCTTAATGTGCTTACCATCACGCAGCATCTTTCTCCTCCTTAATATCTTCAGCTCTACGGCGCACGGCAACACGACGACGCATAATGGCTGCGCGCTGTTCCGGCGTATAAATCATGGCCGTATTGCTCCCTTTAACAGTTCCATCCTTTCTCTTGCATCACGCAAAGTACAAAAGCGTTGATGTAGGCGTTGGATGTATGACGCCCGTTTGTCTTTAGATACTTCAATTTGTAGCATCTTAAGAACTTCTTCTTCTGTCATGTTAGACAGCTTTTCGTTTAGTGCTCGCCAGCTTAGCTTTTTCATAGTCAATTTTCTCCTGTATGGTTTCAATTTGTTTCGTGTTGTTTTCAAAGGCGCGTACTGATTGATTCATACGTCGTCGTATAAATTTTCTTTCGGTTAGCGCCACTTTAAGTTTAGCTAACCAAAAATCTAATCGTTTCATTTCAACTCCTCCATTGCTATATCCGAAAATGCTTTTTTGTCGTGCAGTGCAGCCCATATTTTTTCGTCGACTGTCTTTTCCGCCATAAGGATGTAGACCCACACTTCGTGCAACTGCCCGCTTCGGTGTAATCGACCGACTGTTTGTTCGTAGAGTTCAAGTGACCAGGGAAGTGATACGAAGACCATATGCCTCCCTCCGAACTGTAAATTGAGGCCGTGACCCGCGCTTTTCGGGTGAACGGCCAAAAGTTCAACTTCACCTTTGTTCCATCGCTCGATCGCATTCGCGTCATCGAGGGTGGTAAGTTGTTTATAGCGGCGCTTAAGTTCTGCCAACTCTTCTTGAAACTGATAAACCAAGATTGTATTAGCGCGCTGATTTTCATTTAGTAGCTCCTCAAGTAAATCAAATTTATGGTCGCTAAACCAAACAGGTTTTTGCGTCGTGAGGAATTTACCTGGTACTTCAGAAGCAATCCGCGTCGTTTCATAGACAAAGCCGGACGCCATTTGCTGTAATTTTCCTGTGACCACGCCTGCATTTGCTGCAACGGCCTTAGCATCAGGGAATTCTGCCACAAAGTCTTTCTTCATCTTCTCGTACGGAAGACGGTCTTCCATCTTGCAGCGCATTTCGGTGACGTAGCAAGGCGGTAGTTTGTCTTTGTATTCACCAGGCTCTAGCACGTACGTCGCATGTTTAATGCGCTGCATCACAAGCGCCAATGAGCCTGGACGTGGTGCCCACTCGCCAAAATCCTTATTCATCAGAATAAAATACTGCTGCATAAACGCGCCTTTGCTGCGCCCCAGCAAGCCTTGATCGACAATTTTGCACTGACCGAATACGTCTTCAAGGCCATTACTGGTGAACGAGCCCGTCAAGCCCCATCGTATTTTGAATTTGTCGATGACTTTCATCAGCGCTTTAAAGCGCGTGCCAGATGGGTTTTTTAGTCTGGTTAGTTCGTCAAATACAATTGCATCAAAGTCTAGTTTTTGCTCTGCTAGCCATTGAATATTGTCGTAATTGGTAGCCACAATATCGCCGTCAGTTAACGCGGCCTTACGTTGCGCAGGCGTACCGACTGCTACGCTTAAACGCAAACTTGTCCATTTCTTTGCTTCGATTGGCCAGACGTCAGTACACACACGTTTAGGCGCTAAAACTAAAAAGCGTTTAGCGTGCCCGTCTTTGATCATAGCGACCATAGCGGTTAACGTGATAGCAGTCTTACCGGCGCCCACAGGCGCCAAGATCATGGCACGATCTCTCTCGTAGAGAAAGTCACACGCTTGTTCTTGGTAAGGCCTGAGCTTTAGACCACTCATCAATTAATTCCTTCGTATGTAGTAATGCGTATTTCTGGTTTAGTAAGCCCATTTGACTTCTAAATTCAGCCTGCAATGGTGCTAATACGCCGCCTTTAGGGCGCTTCAATTCTATAAACCATGTATTGCCATCGGGCAGGCATACAACGCGGTCTGCCACACCTTTACGCCCAGGCGACGTGAACTTCCACGACTTGCCACCCATGCGCTCAACGACCCATTCCAGATGGTTTTCTATTTCTTTTTCTAACATGCCCAAACTATAACATGCTAAAAAACTTTTGCACAACAATTTTTTATGTGCTACATTTGAGGCTCAAACAGTAAAGGAGAGTACAGTGTCCCATTCAACTATCGTCGGTGGATCAACTGCTAAACGTGTGATCAACTGCCCTGCATCAGTGGCCTTAGTTGCTAAGATGCCGCCTAAACCGTCAAGCGAACACGCAGATCGTGGCACGCTACTACATGACGTCATAGCTAAAATTCTGGATGGTGGTGAACCAGTTATTGGCGCAACTTATAAAGACCAAGTTTTGACACAGGATTTATATGACGAAAAGATTGTTCCCGCTTTGCAAGCCCTCAATGACATCGATCCTGAACAGACTATGGAATACGTGGTCGAAAGTAGAGTTGGGTTTGGTGATTTCTTACCTGGCGTTTTTGGTTCAACTGATTTGCTGGGTCGCATTGGCGATCGCGCTATTGTATTGGATTGGAAATTTGGTGATGGGGTTACCGTTGAAGCAGAAGAAAATCCACAGTTGTTATTTTATGCAGCAGCATCAATGCGAACTAAAGAAGTAGAGTGGGTATTTAAAGATATAAAAGAAATCGAATGTATTATCGTGCAGCCACCAATGGTAAGACGTTGGGTGACAACGCCTGCACGAGTGCAACAGTTTGAACAAGAATTAGCTGCGGCTGTACGTGAATCATCATGGCCTGAACCTAAGATGGAGACGGGGGATCATTGCAGATGGTGTGCAGCAAAACCAATTTGTCCTAAGATGACCGGCGCAGTTGAACGCGCATTGAAAGTGCAACTAACAAATTTACCTGCTGATCAGATTGGAATGCAGTTAGCGCAAGCTGATGTGATTGAAGACTACATTAAAGACTTACGTGCGTTAGCATTCCAGATGTTAGAGAATGGTCATGCAGTACCAGGCTATAAGTTAGTCGCTAAGCGTGGCACACGTCAGTGGACTGATGAAGAGAAGGCAAAAGAGTTTCTGTTAAAATCTTTTGTCGAACCATACAAAGAGCTGGAAGTTATCTCTCCAGCGCAAGCCGAGAAGATGTTAAAAAAGATCGGCGGTGAATTGCCGAAGGAATTAGTTGTATCGATTTCTTCGGGCAGTACGTTGGCATTGGACACTGATCCAAGACCAGCGGTGTTACAAATCGGGAAGCAATTAACTGCTGCCCTCTCTAAACTACAGTAAAGGAAAATATCATGGCATTTGAATTAGCAAACCTCCCTCCAGTAACTTCCCTCTCCACTGCATTGCGTGCATTCGAAAAAGATATTGCGCAAGTTGGTGCAGTCATTATCAAGATGGATAAGACCGGCCATTGGGTATACGGCGCAGACCAAACTGAAACTGACGATGATTCTTTATGGGCAGTAAACCCATTTAGTTTTGTTCAAGGTTTTATCGCTTGGGGTGATGCTGTTGTACTTGGCGAGAAGATGGTTCCTGTATCTGAGCCACTGCCTGAGTTGGAACCAGCTCCAGCAGGTGCGAAGAAGGGTTGGGAAGCGCAAGTAGGTATGTCATTGAAGTGTACGACTGGAAGCGATAAAGACTTAGAAGCGCGTTTCACAACGACTTCTGTAGGCGGCAAGCGCGCAGTGCAGACATTAGCAGTGGCAATCGCTGAGCAAGTTGAGAAGGATCAATCTAAGCCCGTACCAGTGGTGCGTTTGAAGAAAGATCACTATCAGCATAAATCTTATGGCCGTATCTTTACGCCAGTCTTTGAGATTGTCGAATGGATCGGCATGGATGGTGAAGCTACTGAAGCCCCTAAACAGGTAGAAGCTGCTGAACCTGCACGTCGTCGTCGCGCATAATGGTTTAGGGGGAAAGCGGATGCCGAAAGGTGCAGCGAGTACCCCGCTTAAATAATATGAAATTTAATATAGACCTTATCCGCTGTAAAAGAACCGACCCTATATATCAAGATATTCGTAATAGACATTACGTCCCTAACAGAGGCACGCATGGGCAACAACTTCACTATCTTATTAAACTAGATAATGACGTTGTTGGCATAATAAGTGGCGCTAGTTCTGTATGGGCGGTGAAATCGCGCGATGAATATTTTGGTTTAAACAAGGATAATAAAAAAGTTGCGTTACCTTCAATAATAAACAACACCGTATTTAGGTTAGAAACGCATATACCTAATTTAGCGACGTTTGTTTTATCGCGTTGGCGTAAAAGAATTTGTGTCGATTGGGAAGATAGATATAAAGTTAAAGTGCATGGGTTTGAAACTTTTGTTGTTGAAGAAGATTATCGCAAAGGGGCTTTATATTTAGCTGATAATTGGGTTTATTTAGGTGAAACCGCAGGTAGTACTAAAACGCACAATGGGCTTAACAATAAATCTGAGCGCATGTCGACTAGTATAAAAATGATATACGCAAAGAAAATACCAAAAACTGCATTATCAACGTCGTATACACCGACGTGGAATGTTAAAAAATGAAAATACTATGGATAGATTTCGAGACGCGCAGCAAATGCGACTTACCTTCACGCGGGGTATATAACTATGCGCAAGATGCAAGCACGGATGTACTATGTATGTCCTATGCCTTTGATGACGATGAGGTTGTCACCTGGCTCCCTTCCCAACCTTTCCCCGATTCCGTACGTACCCATACTGGCCAGGTCTATGCACATAATGCCGCTTTTGAGCGGCTCATATTCTGGTATGTCCTTCAAGTGGATTTCAGGCTTGAACAATTTATCTGCACAGCAGCGCAAGCTCGCGCTAACTGTCTTCCCGGTTCCCTAGAGGATATCGGTCGTGCGCTGTCATCCAACATGCGCAAGGATCATCGCGGTAATCAATTAATTCGTTTGCTGTCAATCCCCCGCGCTGATGGCTCGTTTAATGACGACCCTAAGCTAATGGATGAGATGGTTGCGTACTGTGAGCAGGATGTACGCACTATGCGTGAGATCAGCAAAGCCATGCGTCCATTGTCTGAAACAGAGCTAGCTGATTATCACGTCAATGAACGAATCAACGATCGTGGCGTGCTGCTTGATGTGTCATTGGCTGAAGCGGCAATTCGATACGCGTCTGATGAACTTGAAGAGATTGAAGGTATCGTGCAGGATGTCACAAAAGGCGATATCACTTCTGTTCGCAGCCCACGCATGAAAAAATGGGTGATGGAGCGTGTAGGTGAAGAAGCTCTAAAGTTGATGGTCGTCTATAAAGACGGCGAAAAGAAATACAGCATCGATAAGAATGTACGTGCTAACTTATTAGCATTCGCTGAGGAGAATAAAGATGAGATTCCGCCCGATGTGGCCGAAGTTATACAGTGCGCCGATGACCTATGGGCGTCGTCGGTTGCGAAGTTCAGCAGGCTTAGCGGCCTTGCAGACGAAGAAGATCATCGCGTTCGCGGCGCGTTCGTCTTCGCTGGCGGCTCAGCTACTGGACGCGCATCAAGTTACGGAGCTCAGGTACACAATTTCACAAGAAAATGTGCCGCTGAACCAGAGGCCGTGCGCCACGCTATGGTTCGTGGACACGCAATCGTCCCAAGATTTGGAAAGCGGGTTACAGATGTTCTCAGGGGAATGCTCAGGCCCTCATTGATACCGGCTGACGGCAAGCATTTTGTCGTTGCTGACTGGTCTGCAATTGAAGCGCGTGTCACGCCCTGGGCATCGGCTGATCCTGACGCCGAGTCAGTATTAGATGTCTTTCGTTCAGGTAAGGATATTTACAAACGTGAAGCGGCTGGAATTTTCCGCGTGCGTGAAGAAGATGTCGACAAAGACCAGCGCCAGATCGGCAAGGTCGCTATCCTGTCACTAGGTTTTGCCGGTGGTGTTGGCGCTTTTGCGGCAATGGGGCGCAACTACGGCATTCATACGGCTGAATCTGACGCACGTCGAATCGTCGATGCGTGGCGTCGCGCTAACCAGTGGGCAGTTAACTACTGGCAGAAGCTCGAATCAGCCTATACCCGCGCCATGCGCAATCCAGGCCATGAATTTAAGGCTGGGCGAGTGACTTATCTGTTTGACGGTCAACACCTATGGTATGCATTGCCAAGCGGGCGCGTGCTCTGCTATCCATTCGCTAAATTAGAGGCGGATGGTATTTCCTATCTGAAAGCATCGTGGAAACCTGCGGCTGATGCCACCGAATGGCCAAGAGCGCGCTTGTGGAAGGGTCTAGCCTGTGAGAATATAACGCAAGCAATCGCCAACGATTTGTTAAGGCATTCTTTACGCCAATTAGATGACATCGTGCTGCATGTGCATGATGAAATTGTTTTAGAGACTGCCGATCCTGAAGCACAAAATAAACTGAAAGACGCCATGTGTACTGCGCCAGACTGGGCAGAAGGCATCCCATTGGCGGCTGAAGTCGAGACAATGAGCCGATACGGCAAATAAAAACGCCCTGTGGGTTAGACAGGGCGCCAACTACTGGAGGTTATTACATGCAATTCATTGATTACTTAATTTCACTTGCCCCTGAAGGAGAGACGGCATTAATTGTACGCCAAAAACCGATTTTACAAAACGGCGAGATGCAATTTCATGCTGATGGTGCGATTAAATGCACATGGCCTGCGTACATGCCAACACACAAACGCAAGGCCGGTGAGGCTTGGTACGGCAATACGGCGAGCTTTATCGTCGATCGTTTTAACGGCAAAGTGAGCGCCAGCGCGGCAAACTGCCAATATATTTTGGTCATGATGTTGGATGACATCGGCACCAAGTCAAAAACTCCACCACTTGATCCGACATGGATTATGGAGACGTCTCCAGGCTCGTTCCAGTGGGGCTATGCGTTTTCCGAGCAGCCTACAAAAGAAGACTTTGCTGCGGCAATACGTGCAATCGCTGACGCTGGTTACACTGATCCAGGCGCCTGCAACCCAGTGCGTAATTTCCGCCTTCCCGGCTCGGTTAACTTAAAGCCAGGCCGCGATAATTTTGAGGCTACGCTTGCTCACTTTAATCCAGAGCGCGAATACACATTAGACGAAATCTGCAAGGCGCTAAATGTTGTGCCAGCTCAAAATGTGAGCCTGCAACCTAATGCGATACGTCTAACGGATGACGGCGGCGATGACGTCATGAAGTGGCTGTCAGACAATGGCCTGCTACTAACTAAACCGAATAACGAAGGCTGGGCAGGCGTGATCTGTCCAAACAATGCAGAGCACACCGACGGCAACCCAGAAGGCCGTTACATGCCAGCAAACCGCGCATATTGCTGCCTGCATAGCCATTGCATAGACTTTGACTCTGGCACTTTCCTTAACTGGGTGGCAGCTAACGGTGGTCCAAAACACCAACCTGGGCTCAGAGACGAATTACTCGCGCAGAAAATGGATCAGGCGTTATCTAAACTGACGCCCAGCGAGATGTTTAAAGATGATGCAGCAGCAATTGTGGCAGCAGTGGAGCGGCGTGAACTAGGCCGTATTGAAAAAGCGCAATGGTTTGAAAGGTTTGCTTATGTTCAAGACGACGAAAATTACTTTGATTTACATGATCGGCGCGAAATTTCTCGATCTACTTTCAACGCACTTTTCCGGCACATATCCTGTCGATCGATCCATAACGGACGCCAAGTTGAAGCGGCTACGTCGTTTGACGAAAATAGACAGGAGCAGGGCGCGCATGCGCTAGTCGGTATTACCTACGCAGCAGGCGAAGACGTATTGGTTTTTCGTGACGGCCAGAAGTACGGCAACAGATGGCGAAACGCAAGACCTGAACCGAAGACCGGCGACGCTAGCCCATGGCTAAAGCATGTCGAGCGCATGATCCCGATTGAATTTGAGCGCGAGCATTTTTTAAATGCACTGGCTCACAAGGTGCAATTTCCTGCGCATAAAATCAATCACGCTATCCTAATTGGTGGGCACCCAGGCAGCGGTAAAGACACCATGCTGGCACCCTTTTTCTGGGCGATAGGCGGTGCGGCAAAGGCAAACTGCGCCCTAGTGCGCAATGAAGATTTAAATTCGCAGTGGGGCTACGCGCTCGAATGTGAAGTGATGGAAATAGCTGAACTAAGACAAAGCGAAGCTAAAGACCGGCGCGCATTAGAAAACGCATTAAAGCCGATTATCGCGGCGCCACCTGAATACCTGCAAATAAATCGCAAGGGTTTGCACCCGTACATGGCGCTAAACCGAGTCTTCGTTATTGCATTCTCAAACGAGAGGGCAGCTATCAGTATTCCATCGGACGACCGGCGCTGGTTTTGCCTGTGGGCAGAGGCTAACCGGCTACCAGAGGCTGACGCCATGAAACTGTGGAACTGGTACGAAAACCAAAATGGCTTTGCCATAACTGCAAACTGGCTAGCAGCTCGCGATGTTTCAAACTTCAACCCGTCGGCAGCTCCGCCAATGACAGAAGCAAAAGCGATTATGATTGATCAAGGTCGATCAACGGCTGAATCGTTTTTAGTCGAGCAAATAACAGAGCGCAAGGGCGAATTCTCTAGCGGCGTTATCGCGGCGCCGTTTTATGCGTTATGCGACCGGCTAGCAGGTATGGCACCGGCTGGAATTAAGGTGCCACAGGCCGCGTTATTGCATGCGCTTAAGGAAGCTGGCTGGCAGGACTTAGGCCGCGTTATGAGTAGAGAATTCACAACTAAGCGCCAGCTATTTGCGGCGCCTGATATGGTAGGGAAAAGCAAAACTGAACTTCGGCGCTTAGTGGAAGAAATTCCGGCACCGATAATTAAAATCAAATAATCCGTCCGTTAAAACGTCCGAATAAAAAAACCCCGCTATAGAGCGGGGCAAAATCTAGCGCTGCAGAGTAGAGCGCTAGAGGGAGGGTTTACATTCTACGCAAAATCAGGATTAAAGCGCCAATTAATTTGAATAAGACCACAGCGCCTCCCGTTCAATTGTCTTGATTAGTTCGCGGTCTAGAAAATCTGTTATATCGACGCCTCCCGCGTACGCGTGCACTAGATAAGCGGCGCCATGGTAATTGCAGTCTAAATCAGGCGCCTCATAGCTCATAAAACAATCTAGCTTATCGGCATAATTAAAATAATCTAGGTTTTGCGGCCAATACAATTCATCTAGCGCGCTCATAGCAGAGCCCCCGCGCGCTGAATAATGCGCAATAATTCGACATTATTTTTAGGGTTAAGTTTTGTAATGTCATAAATTACACTTCGCAATTGATTAATTTCTTGGCGTAAGTCTTCTATTTTCGCGTCCGCGTCTTCTAAGTCTTCGGATAGTTCTTTAACGCGCTCGGATACCGGCGGATCATTGGCTAGAGCGTAGAGCTCGGCGCGCTCTAAATCGCCGGCCATATATGCGGCGCGCTCTAGTTCTTCAAAAGTGCGGGTACTTGTTTGAATGTGTAATTGATTAGTTTTCATGTTATTTTCCCTTTAATGTTTTTTCAATGATTGTCCAATTGAGTAAATCGTACTTTTCGACGTCGTTTTGCGCTTCCTCAAAAGTGTAATACACGCCAATAATGTCGACTTCCTCCGATAAAATAAAAACTTTAATTTCAGTCGTCATTTTCTTGGCTCCATAACATAGCTTGCAAAATTGTTTGAGCGAGTTCGTGCAATTGTTCTTGAATTTCTTCATTCGGATAATCCTCAAACGGTTCCCATGGAACCTCGCATTCATCGTCGCTATAAAAAAAGCTTTCCGCGATACCATATGCGCGCTCTAATAACTCGCTGTTAGTTCTCATTTAATCTACCTCACTTACTTGGTTAATATGCCAATCAAAATTTTCATTCGACGGTTTGAATGCGTCGCCGTCCAGCTTTTTAGCTAATTTGTAGGCCTCGTCGACGTTTTCGGCCTCGACTATGGCGGTGCAATATGTCGAATAAGCCGCGATCACTTTAAATCTGGCCATTTTTTGCCCTTTCCAATTGATAGCGTATTGCAGAGTGCCACATGCCGAGCGCGTCGACAATTGACGTGTAGTGCTCACAATATGGCACGTCTTCACCTGATTCTATTCGCGCCACAAAGTCGGCGACGTAATCACTCGGCGCGTCGCCCACGCTGTGCATATATGCGTATATAAATGCGGTTTGCTCTTGTTTATTCATTATTTACCCTCCCGTTAGTGAATTGGAATGCCGTTAATTACCTTGACTAAATTGGCCGCGGGTACATGTCGAACCGTCCCGCCGTTTTCGTGCGTTATCCAAGTGCCTAAAAAATCGACAGATACGACAGCGCCGTCGACGGATAGCACGCGGCCGCGTGCGTCGCCGTCGAATTTATTGTGCCCCGTACGGGCGACGACGGCCGGCGCAAATGCGACGACGTCGCCAATATTGAATTGTTTTTTCATTATTTACTCCCGTTAAATTTTAGTTAAACAGATTTGATTAGCGCCGTTTTCGCGTACGGTGTGCCGCTCGTATTCAATGCGGCCTTCATGCGCTAAAAATTCGGCCTCTGAACATTCGACAATGTCCGCGTCCTCTAATTCATAATCGCAAATAAAATAACGTATATTCATTTTTTCCTCCCATTAAATTAATAATCGCGGCCTAAGCGCTGAACAAAACCGCCGGTATCGCGCTTGGCTTTTCCCTTGGCATACAATGCGACGACTACACCGGCCGGTTCAATGTGGCGCACATCGGTATCGTCGCCGTCAACGACCGGCCACCCGCGAAAGCTTGTTGGAATTTCTTCGCGCTTATAAAAAACGACGGCGGTGCGCTTGTTAGCCGGATTAACTAGGCCTTTGATTGATACCGCTTTTGGAGTTAACGCGGAAAATGAGAAAGTAAGATCATAGTTGCCAGATGTCTTATTTTCTAATTTTCGGCTTGGGTGTTTTGTGTAATCGTAAAATTGAACATCTGGAAACATCTGGAAAATCGTTTTTCCGTCAATTAAAATATTCTCAAATGGAATATCACTTGTTCCATTAGGCCTTACAAGCGGGATTAATCCGAGATTGGCCGCTCTACGCGCATGTGTCCAGATATCGGCGGCCATTGATAGCATAAAAGCGCGTTGATTATTGTAAAAAAATTCGGTTTTCGCTTTTCGCGCTTTTTGCGTGCTATTAAAAGCGCCGCGGCCGGCGGTATTTAAGCAACCCTCAAAACATCCGGCCATTATCGCGAAAGGGCACAATTTCTCATCCGGCACTAGATAACAAATCGCGGTTAGATATCCAATCTTTTCGCCCTTGATCGTTTTTGCGCTTGATTCACCTAGGATCGGCCGATAATCTAGGCCTTCATTTTTTAACTGTAACTTATATGGATTTCTCATTTTTTGCTCCCTTATTAGAATAAAAATAAAGCCACTAAAAACACATAAAAAACCGCTGCCACTACTAAACCGCCGATTATTTCTTTCATGTTTTCCTCCCGTTATAGTGGCCGGCTTTCGCCGGCCTTTTGATTAGATAGTGATTGCAATTTCGCCGTCGATCGTAAGATACAAGCGGCCGCTTATTTTGCGAATTTCGCCGTTTTCTAAGATTGATAAATCTACTATTTCATCCTCAAACATTGGCGAAATTGACGCGGCACAATCTGCAATTGAATAATCAAGGCCTTCACCCTCGCCGTAACCAATTTCGCTATCCTGATAAATCGCTGTAACTTGTATCATTTTGTTTTCCCCCGTTTTTGTTATTGGCCGCTGAATTTGCGCTGCCATGAAAAGAACTATAAAACAATTTTTTACACTTGTAAAGAAATATTTTACGAGCATGCAAAAAAAAGGCTCTTTTTTTGGCCTTTTTTAAGATAATCATTGATTGTTTGAGATTTTAGTTTTGAATATTTTGCTCTGTTTTTGTCATATAGTTAATAAAATGGCGTTTTGTAGTCACTCGTAGTCATTCTGTAGTCGCGCGTCGACTTACAAACAATGGCGCGCACACTAGGTTTTGCGGCATGTAGTCTTGTAGTCATTTATTTTATTAAATTAAGAGATAATATCGTTAATAATAATAGCGGTTTAGGCCATGCTAACTGAAATAGTCAAAAAAGTGACTTACAATGACTACATAAGTAATTTGATAACTTTTGTTACTTTGCCGCGCTGAGTGACGGTGAATGCAATATCGTCGACGGTGACGGATAGCGTGCCCTTATGTGTACGCTGAGAGATTGATACAAGCGCTGGCAGATATACCGCGGCGCCGGTTTTTATCGCGATTAATTGTGAGCCCGTAATATTGTCTAAGGGTTCGAGCGCTTGATGCAAGGCTAGCGGATTATTACAATGGCCTGAAAATATAACTTGTTTTTGTGACATAATTAACCCCGTTAAAAAAATTAACAGTGAGAATTTTATATGCCTTCAGGCCGTCCGGCTAGTGCAAATACTCGACATTTTCGGCGCTTTATTTCTGATTCTGAAGCGGCCATTTTGACTAGCGCCGGTAATGGCGACATGTCGCAAGGGTTTAAAAATATAATGGATATATACCGCGCTCTATACTTGCGCGGATACACTCCAGAACAAGACATTAATTTCTTTCTAGATAATTGTGAGAATAAAATAATCTCTTGTAAGTAATGGCTAAAAGGTGCCTCATGTTCACCCCTCAGAGCCCCGTAGTGCAATTTAAATCCCTTAGTCGATACCTAGTAGGCTTGAACTATTATCGCGGCTTATAGCGGCCATAATCAGCGTTATGTAAAACGCGGCCAATAGCCCAAAGCTATGAATTTTGATAGCATTTTGGCAATAGGGGGGAGGGGGTGGGCTAGCCATGAAAATTTTACATCACCCTCCAACCCACACCAAAAAGCAAAAAGGGACTTTCCAAAAAGACAACTACCTATTTAGCAAAAAAGCCGATAGAATGCAAGCCATGAAAACACCTATTATTGCTGACCGTTCAGTTCCGACCGAGCTGCCAAAAACGGACAACCAGCGACTAAAAGAGTTGAAAGCCATGTTGCTAAGCGACAAGGGGACGAATGTGGTTGCCAAAGTGATTGACATCGCGTTGGACGATACGCACCCAGGTCAAATGGCGGCGTTGAAAATGTGTATGGACAGAACGCTGCCAGCCAGCATGTTCGATAAAGAGAAGACCCAGCGCGGATCGGTGACAATTAACATCACCGGCATCGGCGCGCCTGAGATTAAGGATATTGTCGATGGCTGATCTTAACTTTTCGCTCCTGCCGTGGCAGCAAGAGGTCTTTGCTGATCAGACTAGGTTTAAAGTCGTCGCAGCCGGACGGCGGTGCGGAAAGTCCAGACTCGCAGCCACTACATTGTTGATCGAGGGTTTGCGCTGCCCGCCAGGTTCAGCAGTGCTTTACGTGGCGCCAACGAATGGTCAGGCGCGGCAGATTATCTGGAACGTGTTGTTGGAGTTAGGCCGCGAAGTTATTCAGGCCAGCCACATCAACAATCAGGACATCACGTTAATTAACGGAGCTGTAATCTACGTTCGCGGTGCCGATCGCCCAGACACCCTGCGTGGTGTGAGCTTGACGTATGCGGTGCTGGACGAGGTGGCGGATATTAAGCCAGAAGCATGGGAACAGGTTATCCGAGCATCACTATCGGACAAGAAAGGTCGTGCCATGTTTATCGGCACACCGAAGGGTAGAAATTTCTTTTACGACTTGTACAAGTCAGGACAGGATGAGGACAATGAGGATTGGAAAAGCTGGCATTTCACGACGAAAGACAATCCGCTCATCGACCCAGTTGAGATTGAGTCTGCGAAAAAGACTCTTAGTTCGTTTGCATTTAAACAGGAATATCTGGCAAGTTTTGACAACGCCGGTTCGGATATTTTTAAAGAAGAGTGGCTCAAGTATGGCGAGGTCCCGGAGTATGGCAGCTATTTCGTCGCTGTCGACTTGGCCGGATTCGAAGAAGTGGCTAAGCAGGCGGCCAATGCTAAGAAGAGGCTGGATGAGTCAGCAATAGCGATCGTCAAGGTAACGGACGACGGCAAGTGGTATGTTGAAAAAATTGAGCACGGACGCTGGGATATTCGCGAAACTGCGGCTAAAATACTGCTAGCAATTAGGAAATACAGGCCGATATCGGTGGGAATTGAGCGCGGAGCGCTAAAGAATGCGGTTTTACCGTATTTGAGTGACTTAATGCGCAAGAATAATGTATATTCCCACATTATCGATCTGACGCACGGAAATAGGAAAAAAACCGACCGTATCATCTGGGCGCTGCAAGGCCGATTTGAGCATGGCCGGATAATTTTGAACCAAGAACAAGACTGGGACGATTTTACAGATCAGCTCCTAATGTTCCCCGCGCAAGGCGTTCACGACGACTTGCCCGATGCGTTGTCCTACATTGATCAACTAGCCGTCACATCTTACTTTGAGGAAGATGACGATGATCAGTGGGAACCAATAGACATTATCGCCGGGGTATGACATGGAACAAAACGAATTCGATCAACCTACAGAGAACGACAAGGAACTAGTCTCGTTCGTTGTAGATCACTGTGACCGCTGGCGCGACTGGCGTAACACCAATTACCTACCGCTATGGGAAGAATACGAACGTATCTTTCGTGGTGAGTGGGCAGCCGAAGACAAGACCCGTGATTCAGAGCGCAGCCGCGTAATTACGCCAGCTACACAGCAGGCGGTCGAAACACGCCACGCTGAAATCATGGAAGCCATTTTTGGCTCAGGCGAATTCTTTGATATCGAAGACAACGTAGTAGATGAGAACTTTGAGATCGACGTTGCGCAAATCAAAGCACAACTCGAAGAAGACTTTAAGAAAGACAAGATCAAGAAAGCAATCGATCAAATCGAATTGCTAGCTGAGATTTACGGAACAGGTATTGGTGAGATCGTCGTTAAGACTGAGACTGAGTACATTCCGTCAATGCAGCCAATTCCTGGTCAACCAGGCCAAGCTGCAATCGGCGTACTAGAAAAGCCACGCGTAGCAGTGAAGTTGGTGCCGGTTAATCCGAAGAATTTCTTGTTTGATCCTAATGGTACTGAGATCAACGATTGTATGGGTGTGGCCATTGAGTCGTACATTTCGATTCATAAAGTGGTCGAAGGTATTGAGCGTGGCATCTATCGTAAAGTTGATATCACACCAATATATGAAGACACTGAGTTAGAGCCCACACAAGAGATCAGCCAGTATCAAGACGAGAAGGTACTACTTCTAAAATACTACGGGCTAGTGCCGCGTGAGTATCTAAAGAAACTTGATGACAACGAAAAAGTCGTCGAGCTTTTCCCAGAAGATTCTGCGGCAGAAGAGTACACCGACATGGTGGAAGCCATTATCGTTATTGCGAACGAAGGTCTTTTACTCAAGGCAGAAGAAAATCCGTACATGATGAAAGATCGTCCAGTGATGTCGTATCAGGACGATACAGTGCCAAATCGCCTGCTTGGTCGTGGTACGGTTGAAAAAGCATACAACATGCAGAAATCAATGGATGCACAAGTTAGATCGCATCTTGATTCACTTGCATTGACTGCTGTGCCAATGATGGCGATGGACGCAACGCGCTTGCCCCGTGGGGCAAAGTTTGAAGTGCGTCCAGGTAAAGCCTTCATGACCAACGGCAACCCGAACGAGATTCTTTATCCATTTAAGTTTGGACAGACAGATGGCAATAACATCGCGACTGCTAAGGATTTTGAACGTATGCTGTTGCAAGCGACGAGTACGCTTGATTCACAGGGCATGGTTACGAATGTTGCGCGTGATGGCGGTGGCAATGCAGGTATGTCTATGGCGGTTGCCTCCATCATCAAGAAATACAAACGAACATTGGTAAACTTCCAAGAAGACTTCTTGATTCCGTTTATTAAGAAAGCTGCATTCCGTTATATGCAGTTTGATCCTGAGCGCTACCCATCGACTGACTTGAATTTCTTACCGACTGCAACACTCGGTATTATTGCGCGTGAGTATGAGCAACAGCAATTTATATCGTTGTTGCAAACACTAGGACCTGATACACCGATTCTGCCAGTGTTGATGAAAGGTATCGTCAGCAATAGTAGCTTGTCGAATCGTGCAGAGCTACTGCAAATGTTAGATCAAATGGCTCAGCCTAATCCTGACCAGCAACAGAAGCAGCAAATGCAAGAAATGTTGGCTCTGCAAGCAGCTCAGGCACAAATTGCAGTCAATACTTCACAAGCTGAGCGTAATCGTGCAGAGGCTGTTAGCACCATCATTGATGCTAAGTTAAAGCCGCAAGAAGTGCAGGCTAAGATTATGCAAGCAACGACTACTAACCTACCAAATGATGCTGATCTAGCTGATCGTGAGTTTAATAAGCGCGTGAAATTAGCGGAGTTGGTCTTAAAAGAAGCTGACATCAAGAACAAATCTAAGATTGTTGAGATGCAGATGGCTGAGAAGAACAACAAAGTAGCTGGTATGGAAGAGGATTTCCTCGCTCAACTAGAGAAGGAATTGGGTAATGGACGTTGAAAGCCTAGCCAAACAGCTAATCCTTAAAAACATGACGCCGGAACAGCAGAAAGCTGTTCTGGAGTCTATTCGTGATTCGGTTAAGCAGTCAAAAGAAGTACAAAAACAGCGTATCGGTCAAAATGTGGCCGTTGTTGTTGAAGCATTGAAGAAAATTGAAGCTGATATTCGTGCGAGATACGACGAAGTTGGCAATGCAATAGAGCAACGCGTAGCAAACATCAAAGATGGTAAAGATGGCGTTGACGGTATTGATGGTGCAAGAGGTTTAGACGGTCGTCCAGGCCGCGATGGCGCGCAAGGTCCAGCCGGAGCACCAGGTAAAGACGGCCTTAATGGCCGCGATGGTGTGGATGGTGTGTCTGTAACAGACGCAAAGATAGATTTTGATGGCTCGCTTATTATTTCATTGTCCAACGGGCGTGAAATTAACGTCGGTGAGGTAGTTGCTCCTGACGTAGCAGAGAAAATTCGTGTTGTTGCTAATGGTGGCGGCACATCACAGACAGTCATTGACGCTTTAGCGTCATTACAGACACAGATAGACAACCTAATACCTAGTCAGACAGGTAATGCAGGCAAATTCCTAACAACTAACGGCACTGCTACCTCATGGGCTAACTTAAACGCCTTAGTGTACGAAGGTACGTGGAATGCTTCAACAAATACACCTACATTAGCAAGCGGTGTAGGGGCAAACGGTCATTATTACGTAGTTAGCGTATCTGGTAGTACTAATCTTGATGGCGTTACTGACTGGGTGAATGGTGACTGGGCTATTTTCAATGGATCAGCCTGGCAAAAGATTGATCAAAGTTGGGCGATTGCAGGCGCCAACGACAATATCACGTCGATGACGGGTATTACAGGCGGTGTTTCGTCGCCTGACTTTATCCAGTTCGATACAACAGCTACGGTTACTGACGCTACCGGCAAGCTGTACTACGACGACTCGGATATGTACCAGACACTGGCGTTCCAGATGAACGGCAGCGTTATCC